AATATGTCCGCAATGGCAACCTGGAGAAATACCAGGACAAAAGTGAAAAACTCTTTGACAAAGAACTTGACGATCTTGTTGAAGACCTTCACAATCTTTACAAAACCATGCCTAATGGCGCAGAAAAGAAAATTATTCAGATGAAATGGGAAAAACTAGCTCTCATTAAAGCTGATTTTGCTGCCATGCGTGTTAAGGGCGGTCTGCGAAAAAGACCTTGGTGCGTTAGTATTAGTGGTGACTCTGGTGTCGGTAAATCAACACTAGCCGACCTAGTATTATCCACTATACAAAAAGCATCTGGTGTACCCTGTACCTCAGAATATGTTTATACCTTAAACGAAAAGGAAAAACATATGTCATCATACCGTTCTTTCATTACTGGTATTAAGATTGACGACTTTGGAAATGCTAAATCCCAGTTTTGGGATGGTTCACCTGGTGATTGGATCATCAAATTGTGTAACAACATTCGAGAAACCGCTGTTATGGCAGATTTACCCAACAAAGGCAAAATTTCACTTGAACCTGCTGGCGTTGCTATAACTTCGAATATCGATCACTTGCATGCTAACGCTATCTCCAACAATCCGATGTCTATTTTACGACGTCCTCACTGTCATAGTGAAGCCAAAGTGAAAGCCCCCTTTATGACCGATAATATGCTGGATGAAGATAAGGTCATCGCCCATTTTGGCAGCTTGAACCAAATTAATGACATTTGGCTCATTTCTATAAAGAAGCCAATTGGAGGTGGACACAAAAAACAAGAACATGCAGGTTGGGAATATATCAAGGAAGATATTGATATTTTCGAATATCTAAACTACGTCGCCGAAAAAGTCACCAAGCATGTTGCCAATCAAAGCACCATCGTTGATGCTTTTAAAGAGCCCTCAACTCTTATCAACCTGTGCCCTGATTGTAATAAACTCCAGGAAACCTGCTCCTGTGAGCTCACCCCACATTATGGTGAGCGCGTTGCTCAAGTTCTCCACACAAAGGCGTCTGAAGTTAATATGTCTTTCAAGAAGAACAGGTGCAATTTCGAAACAAACGTTGAAGATCTAGCGGTTGAATCCTTACTAGAAGGATATCGCTGGTTCGAGGAGTCTCCCTACTCCAGGTGGTCCTCATGGGTTCCTGAACCTATGATGGACAACGATTACGTGCGTTTCCTTATCCTTTGGTTTGGTAGGGATATTATAGGCCAAAGTATCAGAACCTACTGGTACAATTTCGCACTAGCCTCATTCTGCGGGATTTACCTAATGTCTCGCATTAATTATGTCCTTATCATACCTTTTGTTTTGTTCTGTCTTGGCCAC